GAGCCGTAGCCGGAGCCGTCGCCGAAGCTTTTAATCCATTTTCTAAACTGTTCTTCTACGCTTTCCATATTTTTACACCGTCAATACTTTTTGCCGCTTTATCTGTAACAGATAAAATTTCCAGAACGTTAAAAATAATAACTTCTGCAACTGTGATAGGAAATTTGCAATTCTCAGGTCTTGAAGTTCCTTCCTGAGCAAGCTGCGAAAGACTAGCCGCGCCATCCCAATACCACAAGCGACGTGCATTCTTTAAAGTTGCTGTAGTACCTTCAATTTTTTCAACTTCTCCAAAAAATACTCCAGCTCCATTTGCTCTAACAATTTTTCTTGTTTCCATTTTAAAAAACTCCTTATATTTTTTTAAGATTATTTTTACGCATAACCCTTTGTTTTTCCATTACCTTGACAAAAGAACGGAGATACGTATATAATACACACGATTTCTACTCCGTAGTTTTCAAAGGCCGTCTGCACTGTCGTTTTAGCAGGCGGCCATCTTTTTTTTATGCTATTTTCTGATATTCAGCTTCATAACTTTTAAGGCTGTTTTGAGCTTCAAGAAGTTCCTTCTGATACATTTCCTGGTAATAACCTGAAATATAAATTGCAATCTGTTTTTCACAGTATTTAATTTTTGACTTCATATCTTTGATTCTTGAATAAATTGCCGATTTTTTACAGGCGTTGAAATACTTGTTTAATGGCGTAACTGCAACGTGATCCGTTTCAAAATAATCTTCGCGGCTGTCTGTATCATTTGTTACAGTTCCAAGTTCTTCTGGAAGAGTTCCACGTCCGTAATCTCTAGCATAAACCCAAACGCAGTTAGATAAATTGTCGATTGAAAAATAACAAGGAATGTAATTATCGTTTACTTTGATTCCGTTAAGTGTGATTTTCATATTTCTACTCCTTAGAGGTGTCGTTCCTCTTGATGTTTTAAATAATAGCACGCTTTTATATTATTGTCAATAATAAAAAACAAAAAAAATATTTTATTTTAAGCGGTATTTTATCCTGCGATATTCTTTGTAAACTTTGCTCCCCATATATTTATCTTTCTTTTATTGTACTCCATAAATGCCTTGCTTCTAATCCTAACTTATTTGCATATCTTTTCACAGTTCTTGGATGTACATTTAATCTGCTTGCTATTTCATTTAATGTTTTTGTTTTATCGCTCCATAGTGAAATAAACAAACATTTATCGAACATTGAATATTTATTTCCGCCTGCTCTTATTTTAACGTTGTTATTTTTTAACAATCTGAAAATAGTAGTAGAAGAAACATTATACATTTTTGCAATTTCAGATGTTGATTTTCCGTGCATATACAGATCTGTAATATACTCAATATCTTCTGACCTGTTTATATAATTTCCGTTTCCACCATTCGTTGAGTTGTATCCTTTTTTATATGAATTATATTTTTTTATATAAAATATTTCTCTTTCAAAAAGTTTTTCGACAGGAATCTTATCTTCTAAGAGTTCAACATAAAAGTTAGAAACTCCATAAAAGTTAAGTGCATTATAAAGTTTATAATTTCTTTTTGTTCTACAACTCGGTTTACAATGTTGTAAAAATCGTTGTTTATATCCATTTGTTGTTTGGCCGATATAAACTAAATCATTTATTTTGTTTTTAATAATGTAAATCTGTCCTGTTTTCATTTTACAAACTCCTTATCAGCCCCGGAATTCCCGGGGCTAAAGTTTCTAAGCAACTTCTGCAAAGTTTGTTGCAAACATTCTTGCGATTATCCATTTCATTCTGTCAGCTGAACAGAACGGAACCTTTACTGATCCGCATTTTGATTCGTTTTCAAAAACTGCAATATCAAAAAGTTCATTCTGCTTGCAAAGAACGATTTCTTTTTTTTTGTCTTTGAAAAGCACATAACAATCATCTACGTCATTTACAAGATTCTCAGCTTTTTCAATATTTGCTTCTGTCGCCTTGCTGATAGTGTCATAATCGTACTGAACAAAGATGTAAGTATTTCCGCCCGAAAGAATTTCTCCGGAATACTGGTCATAGTCGATAGATTCAAATTTCATGCAGGCTTTTTCGATAGCCTTAATATCACAGGAAAGGTCTTTTACTTCGATTCTTGTTTCGTCTGAATATCCGCAGATTCTGCTTCTAACGGAAACCTGTCTTGAATTGTAGCCAAGTTTTTTGATTTCAGCTCTGATTGCTGCACTTCTTTCTTTGTTTGTCATAATCTACTCCTTGCGGCTGTCGTTCCGCGTTTATGTTTATAATATATATCTTAATTATAAAAATGTCAATAACTTTTATCAAAATAAATCTAATTTTTTCTGTTTTTATCTAATTTTTTTGATACGGTCTTAAACACCGTATATACGGTGTCGAACGGTGTTCAACACCGTTAAATAACTCTTAACTCTAAATACTTAACTCTAAATTTAAATTTAAACATATACTCTTAATACTTAACGGCAAAATGCCGAAAATATTTTTTTTTATTTTTTTCACTTCCGCTATTGACAAATAACAAAAAGTGGTTATAAACTGAAAACAACTTCGGAACGGAAAAGCAGCTCCTCCTGTAATTTCTTTCAAAGTTAAACGCTGATTGCCGGCAGCGTGTAAAACAGTAGTGGGAACTTTAGAACCTGGAAACATTTCAACAGGATAAGCCGCCGGCGGGCTTCTTCTGTAGTTTACAGGTTCTTTTTTTTAGGGGGAAAAATGGAATATCCAAAAAAACTAATTGCAAGTTTTGCAAAAGGTAAAATTACAAAGAAGGAATTCGAGCGGATGTTTGCAGAGTATCAGCGTTTAAACGGCGTTGATTTTTTCTGCCGGGGCTTCGGAGATTCAGACGGTTTGTATGTAACTTATCGCGGACAAAAGGCAGTTTTAAAAAACGGGATCCTGCAATGGTCATACGGAAAAATAAAGACTGCAAAAAATCTTTTTGAATTCCGCCGTAAAATAGACGCGCAAATTTTAGGTGAGAAAAGATGAGAAAAAAAACTGATATTCTTGAAAAGGGAATTAAGGAATCTTCTGTTCTGAAGCAAGTTGAAGAATGGTTGACGCTTCATCGCTTCTGGCACATGAGATGTAACAATTCAGCAGGCAAGGCGCAGAGCGGGATGTTCATGCGCTCCTTTACTTGTAACGGTCATCCGGTCAAGGGCGTCTCTGATATTTACGCAATTAAAGACGGTGTAACATTTTGGATTGAGTGCAAGAGGCCCGTTGGCGGTGTCTTATCAGTAGACCAGCGGAACTTTCTTGACGCGATGAATAGAAACGGAGCTGTAGGAATTGTGGTCAATTCCATCGAGAGCCTTGAGAATCAACTTAAAGAAGCCGGGGTAAATTATGAATGATGTAATAGACTTTGACGAACTTAGAGAAAAAATTGAACCTGTATTTATTGACATGGAAAACGACATAAAAGAAACGGAGTAAGAAAAAAATGGCAGAATTATCAAGAGTTATCTGGAAACCAATTCCGGGAACGTGCGGAATTTACGAAGTAAGTAATTTTGGAGAAATCAGGGATAAAACAACAAAAAGACTGCTGCATATAAGCTGTAATTCAAAAGGTTACGCAATTGTAAATATGCAGAGGAAACTTTATAAAGTTCATAGGATTGTAGCTGAAAGTTTTGTAAAGAAACCAAAAACAGAAAAACCATTGCAGATTGACCATATAGACCGAAACAGAATGAACAATGATTCAAAAAATCTGCGCTGGGTAACTGCTGCCGAAAACAGAAAAAACACCGGGAACCGTGCAAAATATCAAACACACGCTGGAAAAAAAATAAAAAGAATCAGCGTTGAAACTGGGGAAGAAGTTATTTTCAAAACCTTAACGGAAGCGGCGCGGAGCGTAAAAATGGGGCTTTCAACAATCCGCGAACGGTTACAGTCTGGAAGCCCGACCAAAAACGGATATAAATTTATATATATAGACTAGGAGAAAAAAAAGAAAATGCCGGAAAATGAAATCAAACAGTTTGCTGAATTAGTTGTTGAAATGAGACGGACACAGAAAGAATACTTTAAATTCCGCAATTATACCGTTATGCAGAAATCGAAAATACTTGAAAAGGAAGTTGACGAAAGAGCTGCTGAAATCCTGAAAGGTTTTAATAAGGATGTAGAAAACCAACCTGATTTATTCGGAGAATCTTAATGGCAGAATTTAAACTTCGCTATCATCAGCAGAAAATTGTAGATGCCTGCCGTGATATTTTAGGCGGTGAAGAAATTAAGGAAATTGTCTTATCAGTAACGCCGGGAGGTGGAAAATCTTTCGTTCCTGTAATTCTTGCGGAAAACCTTATTCCGACAATTGCGGACCGTATCTGCTGGGTAGTTCCCAGAAATGCCCTTAAATATCAGGGCGAAGGCGAATTTGCAGATCCAAGATGGAATACTGCAAAAAGAATCCGCGCAGCTGATAACGGCTCTGATTTGTCGCGCGGGCTTGACGGTTACGTTACGACGTACCAGGCAATCGGACAGAATCCTGAATGTCACAAAACTGAATTTGAAAGACATAAATACATTTTATTTCTTGACGAGTGCCATCATGTAGCACAAGGTTCCATGTGGCATAAGGCTCTTGCACCGCTTGTAAAAAATGCCGTTATAGTTGTAAAGGCGTCAGGAACTCTTTCAAGAGGTGACGGAAACAAAATTGCGTTCATGCCTTACACAGAAAATCACGTTGATTTGAGCAATGTTCCGGGGCGGCACGTGATTATTTACGGCAGAAATAAAGCTATTGCAGACGGTGCAATAATGCAGGTAAAATTCAGAACTGTTGACGCTGAAGCTGAATGGGAAGAACTTGACGGATCAAAGGGAAATTCTAAACTGTCAGGCGAAGAAAGTGCAAAGGCTTTATTTACGGCCCTAAGAACTGAATTTGCAGATTATCTTCTGGATTCAGCACTTGAAGAATTTCGCATTATGCGCTCAGAGTATGAAAATGCAAAAATGCTTGTTGTTGCTCCTAATATCGAAATTGCAAAAGCATACTGGTCACATCTTGCAGATTCAGGATATGAAACAAGGATTGCAACAAGTGAAGATACGCCGCAGGCAAGAAGAAACCTTGATGATTTCAAAAGCGGAAAATACCGCGTGTTGGTAACGGTTGCAATGGCTTATGAAGGATTGAATGTTCCTGAAGTTTCTGTTATATGTTGTTTGTCGCATATTCGTTCAGTTCCATGGCTTGAACAGTGTTTTGCGCGTGCAAACAGACTGGCTCCAGGGAAAAAACGTGCTATTGTTTTTGCTCCGGCAGACTGGAGCTTCAAAAAAGCGGTCAAGATGATAAAAAATGAAGAGCTTGTGCCGCTTAGTGATGGACAGGGGGACTTGTTCCAGAAGGACGAAAAGAGCGAGGGAAGCGGAACCGGACAGGCTCGTCCCTGGATAATTCCTCTTTCATCAACGGCAGAAGGTGCGGAAGGTAACAGAATTGAAATCAAGCCTGATTTACCGCCTTGTCCGCCGTCAGAAATGGAAAAAATACTGCGCAAAAACATCAATTCAATTATTGAGGGTTATCTTGCGACAGTAAGACCGGGAAGCAAACAGACATACAGCAGAATGTTATACAGAAGATTGCGTCTTGTAGTTCCGAAGCCTATTGCCGAAATGACCGGAAAAGAACTAGAAAAAGTCTGGATATGGCTGAAAAAGGAATACGGAAATAAATAGGAGCGAAAAAATGGAGATAGATGATGAATATGGCTACAAAGAAGTTAATCCTGTTTGTATAGAGGCAAGCGGAATTGTAACAAACGTAATGCAAAAAAGGTTGAGTTGTGCAAAATGAGATACGGCACTTGTTATAAAGGCAGTAAGAACGGAATTGCGGAATGGGTATATATGAACTTTCCGAAACTTACGAATTTTTACGACTTATTCGCTGGAGGATGTGCAATAACTCAAATTGCACTGATGAGGCAGGATTTTAAGAATTATTTTTGTAACGATATTGATCCTGACGGAATTAATTTATTTTTAGACGCAATACATGGAAAATACAAAAATGAAACAAGATGGATTTCAAGAGAAGATTTTTTCCGGCTGAAAGACAAAGAGCCTTATATAAAATATGCCTGGAGCTTCGGGAATAACGGCAGGGATTACCTTTACTCAAAAGAAATAGAACCTTATAAAAAAGCGTGGCATTATGCCATATTTTTCCACGATTATTCACTTGCGAAAGAGCTTGGGCTGAATCTTGAAAGCATTGAACCGATACAAAATATTTACGACAGATATATTGCAACAAAGCGTTTAACCGAGTATATTATACAGGACGAAAATATAACGCGGTCAATTAATTTTGAACGACAGCAGCAGCTTGAGGCTCTAAATCGCCTTCAAAGCCTTCAAAGCCTTCAAAGCCTTCATTCCGATTATTCTGATGTTTTGATAAAAGCTGATTCAGTTCTTTACGCAGATCCGCCATATTTTAATACAAATTCTTACGGCAAAAAAAATCAGAATACTTTTGATTATGAACGTTTTTATTCCTGGTGCAGAAAGCAGAAAGAAATCCTGATAATTTCAGAATATTATATGCCCGAAGATTTTATAGTTATAGACGAAATTGAAAAGCCAGTAATGATGAATTCGGGCGCGGCTTTAAAGGTAATGGAAAAACTTTTTATTCCGGCACATCAAAAAGATTTATGGGAAAAAATAAAACCGAGAATCTACAAACAGACTGAATTTGACTTTTACTAAAAAAAAATAAAAAAACATTGTAAAAAGTTATTGACAAATCAAAAGTATAATGCTATTATAAAACTATGAAGGGTACGACAGCCCTTGAGGAGTAGGAATATGACAACATTTACACAAATCGAAAACGCTTACAACAATTCAACACTTAACAACAACCTTTTTGAAAAGGCTGTAAAATCTTTAGCCGTAAAATCTTACAAAGACGGCTCTAGTCTTTGTTTTCTTTTTGCAGACAATTCAGAATTGAGCTGTGATTCCTTAGATCCTTTCAATCTTAACTATGCAACTTTTGTATCAAGTGATTTGTCACTTGTTGCAGAACTTAAAAAAATCGCTTAATTTTTAATGCCCCGGAAGTTCGGGGCTGGAGATGAAAAAAATGAAAGTAACGATAGATGACGTAAACGCCTTTATAAATCAATTTATCTTTAACCTCAAAAATGATTTGTCGGAAGAAAACATAAAAATTACGCTTTATCAAAATTTTTATGAGATAAACCAAAAATCAAACCTTCCCGTAGTCCAGAACGAATTTGAAAGAAACTGGGTGCAGAAATTTTTTATCGCGAAAAAAACAGAGGGGCTTTCCGTGCGCTCCATACAGCTCTATGCTAGTATTCTTTCACAGTTTTCAGCATTCATCAAGAAAGATATAACTGAATGCACTACTGACGACATTCGCTATTTTCTTCTTACTTTGCAGAAAAAAGGCGATCAGGAAGCGACTGTGCTCAACAAAAAAAGGGGACTTTCATCTTTTTACAATTTTCTTGTTCAGGAAAACGTAATAGATAAAAATCCAGTACACGCGATTAAATCGGCAAGACGTAGAAAAAAGGTTTTTCAGCCTCTGGATGATATGCAGATAGAAATTATGAGGGACGAGGCAATGAGTGAAAGAGACCGGGCAATTATTGAGTTGTTTCTGTCTACAGGAATGCGAGTCGGAGAACTTTGTAACATGAACATAGAGGATGTTGACTTTGAGAATCGGCAGTGCATAGTCCTTGGCAAGGGAAACAAAGAAAGAATATGTTATCTTAATGCCAAGTCGATTTTCTATATCAAGAAATATTTAAAGACAAGAGACGACATGAATCCGGCTCTGTTCGTAGCGCTGCAGAAGCCGCATGACCGGCTTAAAATATCAGGGGTCGAGATATTTCTTAGGAAGCTCGGAAAGAAGCAGAATGTTAGAATTCATCCGCATAAGCTAAGGAGAACGACCGCAACGACGGCAATTAACAGGGGTATGCCGATTGAGCAAGTTCAGAAACTTCTCGGCCATGAGTCAATATCGACGACAACGATATATGCTGCCGTCAATCAGCAAGCGGTAAAAGAATCTCATGACAAGTTATTATGATTTATTTTGATAAAAGTTATTGACAATATATTTTATTTATGCTATATTTATTGTGTTAGCAAGTACGACAGCTTGCAAGGAGTAGAAAATTATGAATATCAGAACTTTCAGCACAAAGAAAGAAGCATTAGACTTCATTGCAAAAATCGACACAGGAATCTATTATCTCAGCCATGGGGAATATGGACGCCCCAATTACAAAGCCAGAAAAATCAGAGGAAAGAATGAATACGGCGTAAAAGCTGAATATTTTTTCTTTCCGGGAACCTTCAACGCAAAAAAATACGGGTATCTTACATGGGAAGAAACCTATAATATTGACTAAATTTTAAATCAGCCCCTTCGGGGACAAGGAGTAGAATATGCCGGAAACGACAAACAAAAGGGTAAGAATCAACTTATCCGAAACTGCAAAAGGTTTGATTCAGTGGGATATAATAGCTGAATTTGAAACCGTTGAAGAAACAAAAAAAGCTCTTGCAGAAGCAATTGACGCTGCAAGAGAAGTTATCAAAGAAAAAGGCTTGACGGAGGTATCACAATGAGCGAAGAAAACGGAAATGTAACTAAGGCTTTAACAGTCTTGAAAGACGCTGTAAAGGCAGGCGCACTTGCCTTTGTAACTAAAGAAGATTGTATGGCTGTAACTCCATTGTATAAGCCGGAGATTACTGTAATTCAGCTCAGGCTTCCAGCCGATAAGAACGACCAGAACGCAGATGTTTATAACATCAGCGGAAAATATATGCCTAAGCGTGAAATCGTTGACAGAATCGGAGAAGCTACAGGGCTTATCTTTATTCACGAAGGCTGCAAGACCTGGACAGAAACATACGACGATGATATAGCCGGAAAAAGAATGGTTTATGTTTCAGAACAGCAGGCAAAGAAAAGAATGTCTGACGGCAGCTGGAGAACTTCTTCTGTTCAGGCTTATGAGTTTGATCCTGTAATGCGTGCAATGCTTGATTACAATGTAACAGAACTGAACGCTCAGACAAAGCAGACTAAAAACAAATGGGGCAAAACTTTAGCTCAGACAATTTTGGAATATACCAAGGTTGCAAGACAAAGAGCAGAGACAGGAGCGCGCCTTAGAGTTATCCGCGAGCTTACAAATATGCCGACAGCCTTTTCAGCCGACGACGCAAAAAAGCCGCTTGTTTTCGGTAGATTTGCACAAAACACAGATTACATCTTGCAGACCAAAGAAGGCCGTGCAATGGCTTCGGCTCAGGCTCTGGGTGTAGATGTTGCTTCTCTTTTCGGCGGCAGAAGAATTGAAACCGAAGAAAAGCCTGCTCAGATAGAAACCGCTCCGGCGGCTGCACTTTCTGAAACTGAAACTTATGAAGATGTATCTTATGAGGGCGCAGAAGAAGCCTTTGATTCAAACGGCACTGAAAACCTTGCAGAAAAGGCCGCTCAGATTGCAACAGAAGATTTTGACGCGCTTACACAGACATTGCGCGAATGGTGCAACACTTACAAAGATAAACTTGACGGAAAACTTAAAACAGGTGTAAACCCTTATCAAATAGCAATGGAAGAACTTGATCCTAACAACTTTAACGCTTCCGTTGAAACAAGAAAAGCCATGATTCAGAGAGTTAAAGACTTTTTAAAAATCAGGGGGATTGAATTATGAAAATAGCTCATGTTGCTGACCTGCATTACTGCAAGGAACACCAGGACGAAGCTCTGACTTCACTTGATTTTTTACTTGATGAAATCAAGAAGAATCCTGTTGACCTTGTTGCAATTGCCGGTGATATATCGGACGCTTCCATGCTGAACACAGAGGCAAGCGGATTTAACGGTCTTGTAACATCAATCCAAAATCTTGCAGACACTGCTCCTGTTGTGATGATTTACGGAACGCCTTCACACGATACAGACGGAAGCCTTGAAGTTTTCAGAAAAATTAAGGCAAAGAATACGATTACAATTCTGGAAGCTGCAAAGCCTTATTTTCTGGAAAACGGAAAAGTTGTTGAAACGTCTACAGCCCCGGAAGCCTTGTTATTTGGAATTCCAGAGCCAAGGAAAAAGTACCTGCTTGCGAATGCGACTGCAGGAAAGGACGAGACCGAAGGCGCAATAAGAGACGCAATGCAGAAAGTCTGCTTTCTGCTTGCTTCAATCCGCCGGGAATATTCAAATATTCCTTGTGTCATGCTCTATCATGGTGATATTGCCGGAAGTTCTTTACAGAATGACCGGACAATTGAGAGGGGAACAGGAATTGCAATTTCAATCGATGAACTATCTTCGATTGGTGCAGATTATTATGCGCTAGGACATATCCACAAGCCGCAGCAAGTAGGAAAACTTCCGGCTTATTATGCCGGAAGTATCTATCCGAAAGACTTCGGCGAAACTCACAAAGCAGGGTTCAATTTTGTAAAGATTGAACCTGGAAAAGAAGCAGACGTTCAGCGTGTAGATTTTCCACATCCGCAGAATATAAAGATTGAGGGCGGATGTGATGTAAAATTTGATGATGAATACTTTGGAAAACGTGTATGGGTAGAAATTACCTGCTCAAAAGAAGAACGCGTTTTGCTTGACGAAGACAAGATTCTTTCTGAACTAAAAAAACACGGAGCAGTAGAGGGAAGCCGTGTTACAATCAACGAAATTCCTACGGAAACAGTAAGAGCTGCTGAAATTACGGAAGCCTGCGGAGTTTCTGAGAAATTCAAGGTATGGGCTTCAAATACAGGACTTGAACTTAAAGATTCTGTTTTGCAGAAAATTGCCGAACTTGATACAGAAATTTCAAAAGGAAATGCAAAAGCACAAGGGGCTTGGGAGCTTGTATCTCTTAAATTACGCGGATCAATTGGAATTTATAAGGGAATCGGCAAGGATGAAATTGCAATAGATTTTGATTCTTACGATTCAGGACTTATTGCGCTGACCGGCGAAAACGGAAAAGGAAAAACAACGCTTATTGAAAACTGTCATCCTTATCCGCAGTTGCTTACGAGAAAAGATAAGCTCCAGGAACAATTCAGACTGCGCAACAGTTTCCGCGAAGTTATCTACCGCGACAGAGATTCTAAGCGCATGGTTAAATGCCTTATACAGATTGACGGAGAAACAAAATCAGGATCATGTAATTATTTTGCTTATACATCAGACGATAACGGCAAAACATGGAATGCAGTTCCTGAAGTTGACAAGAACCTGAAACCTTATGAAGATTTTATTGCTCAGACGTTCGGCCCGATAGAATTGTATTTGCGAACAGCTTTTATAACACAAAGGCCGACAAAGAATCTTCCTGACCTGACAGACGCTACTGCTGGAGAAAAGAAAACTCTTTTTGTTGAACTTGCCGGAATTGACTATTTACAGAAATTTGCGGATGCTGCAAATGAAAAAGTAAAATCAAACGAAAATCTTGTACATGATTCAGAAATAAAAATACAGATGTTGGAATCAACTCTGAACCGTAAAACAGAAATTGAAGAAAGCCTTCTTAAATCTGAAATATCGGTGAAAGAAAAACAATCTGAACTTGATAAGATTATCGAAAACGGAAAAGCTGCAAGAGAAAAGTTAAACGAAGCTCAGGAACGATACAATGCCGAAAAGGAACGCGGAAAGAAAGAAGTTGAACTTCAGGAAGATGTAACAAAACTTGAAGTTGAAATTTCTGGAATTGAAAAAGAGATTTCAATAAATCAGACCGCCGCAGAAAAAAGAGCCGAAAACGAAAAGATAATAGCTCAATACGAAGATTTGCAGAAAGTTCTTGCAGACGAACAGAAAAAAAGAGCTGCAATAAATGAAGCAAATTCAAAAAAAATGAGCGAATATCTACAGAAAAAGTCCGAATTTGACGCAAAAAAGGGCGAAATTCAGCAATATATCGACGGTTTTAAGGCTGAAAAGAATTCTGTTGAAAAAAATATTCTAAGTGCGGAAAATGAAATCAAATTCAAGGAACGTGATTTAGCTGAAATTTCTGATATATGCCCGACTTGCGGACAGAAATTGCCGGCAGAAAAGATTGCCGAACTTAACGCAAAAAGAGAAGAAGCAGAATCTGCCGTAAAAATTCTTGAAGAAAAAATATCTGAAAATAAGCAGAAACTTGGTGAAACAGAAAAGAAAATCACGGAGCTTGAAACTGAAATTTCAGAACTTGCGTTTTCAGAGCCTGCAAAGCCTGTTCAGGACGTATTTGATTCTACGATTGAAAACAAGGCAAATGCAGAGCTTCAGACAATCGACATAAATAAAGCAAAATCAGAGCTTGAAACTGCGAAAACATCCGCAATCAGAAACGAAGGTTTAATCGTACAGATTTCTGACAAGAAAAAACTTCTTGAGAATGCAAATGTTATGCTCAGAGAAAATCAGGCAAAGCGAAACGATAAAGCCGGAATTGAATTTGACGAAGCGCAGACTAACCTTGATGAAGTAACCAGAGAATATACAGCTTTGAAAGAAAAGATTGCAGCCTTAAACGCGACAATTGAAGCAGATAAAAAGACGCTTGCAGAAATTGCCGAAAGTGAAAAGGAACTTGAAAAAGTAAAGAAAGATTCTGTAAAGGCAAAATTTGAAGTTACAGAATGGGAACTTGTTTCAAAGGCATTTGGCAAGGACGGAATACAGGCTCTTGAACTTGACGCACTTGCACCTGGTATTTCTGAAACTGCAAACAGAATCTTAAAATCAGGCTATGGAGACCGATTCTCTATAAGCATAGAAACAACAAGAATCGGTGGTTCCGGCAAAAAAACAAAGCAGATAGAAGATTTCAAAATCATGGTAAATGATAACGGTGATGTAACAACTCTTGAAAACAAGAGCGGCGGTGAATCTGTGTGGATAAAGCGAGCTATATATGACGCTTTTGCAGTTATCCGCAGAAGAAATACAGGATTTGCATTTCTTACCTGTTTCCAGGATGAAACAGACGGTGCACTTGACGCTTCCGCAAAAACTGCTTATTGTCGAATGCTTGAGGCAAGCCATGACGCTGCAAAGTTACGTCATACAATAATCATAACTCACTCAAACGAAGTAAAAGCAATGATTGAACAGAAAATTGCAATGGAGAGCTTATAAAGCTCAAGGAGTAGAAACAATGGAAACAATGAGCCAGTTAAGGGATTGGGTTGAAAAACCTATCATAAATGCAATGCAGCTTTATGCCGGATATGTAAAGGAAGGTTCTATATCGAAGAAAAGGGCAAAAGAACTACTTGAAGAATACGGAGCTTTAATCTGTTTTCTTGACAGTTCGATTGAAGACCAGAAATCAAAAAAAATGATAACTACTTACAGGCGTGATTTAATCAATCTTGCCAAAAACACTATTGAGTCTATAGGCGAAGAACAGGAGCAGAAAAATGGAAACAAGAAAGATTAAAATTTCTGAAATCGAAATGAACGAGGACAGAACCGAAGGCGGAAAAGGTGACATTGATTCACTTGCAAGAAACCTTGAAAAGTACGGTCAGATTAACGCCGTAACTGTGGTGAAGGCTTCTGTAGACAGTGACTTTATTTACCGGATTATCGCCGGTCGCAGGCGCGTGACTGCTGCAAAATCACTTGGCTGGGAAGAAATTCGCGCCGATGTATACGAAGTTGATGAAATCAGCGCGGAAAGTGAAGAAATGATTGCACTTTCAGAAAATGCGGCCCGCGAAGAAATGAACGCTATTGATGAGGGTATTCTTTACGCAAATGAACTTAAGAAGGGAACTCCAGTTGAAGAACTTGCAGCTTTATTCTGCCGCAATAAAAAAACAGTTTACCAGAGGGCCAAACTTGCTTCATTAATCCCTGAAATGAGGGAACTTTATAAGGCTGAAAAGCTGCCACTTCACATTGCTGCAATGGCGGCTGAACTACCCGAAGAAGCTCAAAAAAAATGTGCCGATAAATGCAAGGAAAAAACATGGGGAACTCTTTCAGAATGGGAAGTCAGGGCAATTGTTTCAGAAGTTTCCGAAGATTATGTAAATAAACTTGGTGAATGTAAATCATGCGAAAACTGCCCGAAACGAACGCGCTATTCTGACAAAACCTTGTTCCCTGAACTTGCAGAAACCTGCGACAGATGTTTGGATCATGGATGTTTCCTGAAGAATTACAAAGAATTTATTGAAAATGAATTTGAAAAGTTCAACAAGAAAACCGGCGGTGCAAAATATAACCGTGTCGTAACAGCAGAAAAGATTCCTGATAATCTTGATTTGAGCTTCAAAATTGTTGAGATTTCAGAAGATGAAGAAAATCTTACAGATATTACGCCGGAAGAAGATATAGGAATAAAGGCAAAACTTGAAGCTCTGAAAAAAGTTGAGTTTGTACCTTGCTGGAACGGAAAATCTTTTGAAGTTGTAGAACTTGCAAAAGTAAAAGACATAAAATCTGTATATGAGGATAAGGAAGAGAAAAAAGAACCGACTGCATGGGAACTTTCGCAGCTTAAAGAAATTGAAGATGTATGCAGATGTCTTTCAGACGAAAGAAAAAAGCCTGTTCTTGAAAATTATTCTAACTGGTGGGAAACAAGAAGAAATATAAATGACAGTTTTGAAAAAAAACTGAAAGAAGCCGTATTTACAGACAGCGACGATAAAATTCTTGATAAGGAACAGATTGCGCTTATTGTTCTTCTGAACTGTCAGATAAACGAGCTTAAAGAACTTCCGGGATTTGATAAGGATGTAAAGCCTTATTCTTTTGATGAATTTGAAAAACTCTTGAAAGTAAACCGCAGTCTGCTTCTAAGAACTATGGTTAAATCGCTTTTAAGTGGTTATAGGGCAAAACCTGGAATTTCAAATATTGAAGAATCTGAATGGCAGAGAATTTTTGAATGTCTGGATATTGACCTTGCGGCTATAAGGGATAATTCTGTAAGGGAAGTTCTAGGAATAGCGGAAGAAAATTCTAAAAAATCAGAAGAAGATTTTGATGAAGATATTGAAAAATTCGGCGTTATTGATGATAATATAGACTAAATAAAAGGCCGCCAGACGACAGGCGGCTGATAAACGGAGTAGAAAAATGAAACGTTATATTTCAACATCATTCTGGGATGATGAATGGGTTATGAGCCTTGACTTCACAGAAAAAGGCTTGTATTTATATCTCCTCACAAACTCTCTTACAAATATCGCCGGAGTTTATAAACTTCCAAAAAAACGAATGATTTTTGATACAGGCTTGGAAGAAAAGCAGGTTGAGAAAATCATGCAGAAATTTGAGGATAACGGTAAAGCCTACCGACATGGCGAATACATAGTTCTTCCGGCATGGCCACATCATCAGAAATGCACAAACGCAAACATTCAGAAAGGAATTTCACGGATTTTAAAAGAACTTGACCATGAATTAATTGAGTTTCTTGCTCAGGTTGGTTATCGTTATCCGCTTGAAGAATTCTTAGGTTTTTCTGAAGAAACAATTATAGAAAAAGCAGATGATCAAAAAATGTCGGAAGAACAGAAACTTTTCTTAAAGTTATGGCATACGACTAAAGACAAAGACGGGATCTGTATATTCCAGGTAACAGCTCCGATTGAAAATCCTAGAGACTGGAAACGATATTGGGAAGAATCAAAACCAACAAAAGAACAGATTGAAAAAGCCTTTGCAAACTTTGCAGAAGGAATCAATTCCGGTGCAATTCAAAGAAGATGGATTCCTGCAACTCCAGACCGCTTTGTCTTAAAAGGCGGGATTTCGCGCTATCTTGAACCTGTTGCAAAAGACGAACCAAAGAAAGTTGAAAAAAACTACATGGAAGGAAAACTTAGACTTGGAGAGTAAGAATGGAAAATATAAAATGTACACAAAATGATTTACTTTTTAACACAACCAAAAAAACTTTTATCTGTGATAAACACGGGCGTGTTGAGTGTAATATTACTATAATAGCCGGAAAGGCTTCAGAAGCGTTTTGTCCTTTATGTCAGGCAGAATATGAAAAAGAACTTGACGAAAAAGAAGAGCAGGAGCGAAAAGAAAAAAATAAAAGAGTGTTCATAAATAAAATGCAGGAAATGAACATCGAAGAAGAATTTTATTTTTCGACTTTGGATTCTTATGTGCCACAAGTTCAGTCTCAGGCAGACGCTAAAAAGGCAATAAAGGAACTGATTGAGCAGAAACACGGAAAGGTTATTCTTTTAGGTTCAAACGGCGGCGGAAAGACACATCTTGGAACCTGCGCCGTAAAAGCTCTTGGCGGAAAAGTTTATTCTATGTATGAGATATCAACGATGATCCGGCAGGCTTATTCGCCGCTTGCAAAAAAATCAGAACTTGAAATTGTAAAAGAACTTGCGTCTATACCGATGTTGTTTATTGATGAAATGGGCAGAAGTAAGGGAAGCAGTGCGGAACTAAACTGGCTCAGCTTTATTCTGGATAAAAGACACC